ATACCACTACCACCATCAAGGGTGTTTTGTAGTTTTAAAACAGAAGAATCTAAATCTGTTGATGCTGCTACAGAATTTTTAAAAGTATTTAAACCTGTTGATGTAATAGTCCCTGCAAAAGTTGCGTTTTGTGAAGAGTCTATGGTTAAAGCATTAGTACCTGCTGTTTGAAGTTGTAAACCATACCCTGATGTATTTGTACCCAAATAAACATAAGAATTACCTGTATCTACTCCAAAATAACCAAGACTTGAACCAGAGTAAACTCTTGCTTCACCTGTTACAGAAACTCCTGTATTTGTAGTTTCAAACTTTTTTACATCGTTGTAATACAATTCAACTGAACCTGCATTTGTTGCTATAATAAAATTATCAGTTCCATAATTACCTAATCTTAAATTATTGGCTTCAATATTAAGAATACCTGTGGCACTTTCTATATGTGAGTTTGAGGCATCGTGCCTAATGACTAAATCATTTCCAGTACCTAACCTAAGAAGTGCATCATCTATAAAGTCAATTCCACTACTTGTATTATTGACTGATATTTTTGTAGCACCTGTTGTGTTTCCTAATGCTAATACTTCGCTTAAAGTGTCTGCTAAGCCTGCCTGTGCATCTACGTAGGCAGTCGTTGCAATTTTAGTTGAGTTATCACTTGCACTTTGTGTAGTAGCTATTGCGCCATTTGCTAGTGTTACAACTCCACTTGTTGCAGAAATCGTATTACCATCAATATTTAAATTATCAATTTGTAGATCTCCTGTTATAAGTACATTACCTGTAACATCTAATTCTTTACCACTAGCTGCTGCACCACCAATACCAACACCTGCTGTAGATAAATATAGAATACTATTATTACCTGATCCATCAGTTATTTGTTGTGCAGTAGAGCTTAAAACAGTACTACCTGTTGTTTTTAATAAGCCTACATAAGTTACCGATATTTGAGTATTAGTTAATGCTGCCATTTACAATTTTTTTTAAATAAACAATTAGTTTCTCAACGTTTTTGTTTTTAGGTTTACTTTTTCTTTTTTTCATAATACCCAGCCATTAAATAAAGCATCTTTGTCAGGGTCAATATCTTCGTTTGAATTACTTGTGTATTCAGGGAATAAAGATTGATTAAAACTCATATAGTCAATAAATCTTCTTGTATAGTATTCTGCTATGTCTCTTTCTTTTTCAACTAAAAAATCTACTTCATTTTTAGAAACACTTTCTGCATTTTCGCTAATATGCTTAAATACTCCACCATTTTTGATCTGGTATGCTGCAAAAGGTAAATAATCTACCATTGCGAAATGAATCAGCATTGGCTGTATATAGGTTGTAACAAGTGTTAAATAATTACCTGTTAAACTTGCACCACCAGTTCCTGCAATATCAGTACTTATTTTATTATAAAGATCAGTACCTAGATAGTTTCTAATATGTATCTCCTGTGCTATTTTAACAAACTGTATAAACTTGTCTGTATCAATGTTTCCATCTAAAATAGAATTTTGTACTAATTGCTTTCGTGTTATAAATAATGCTGTTGCCATATCTTAATCTTTTCTCCAATAATTATTTCTTGCTGATGCTATTTGTGCTACTTCAGGTGCATTAACTTGAAATCTCGCATCTTTCTTTTTATTTTGTGGTAATGCACTTATAATTTTTCTTGCTTTACCTACTGATATTTTTTTATTATCTTTTTTAAGATATATTCTCCGCATCCAATAATGAGAACAATTAACACCACCTTTGTATAACCAAATGTTATAACCCTCTCCTTTTGCATCTGCTGGACTTAAATCTACATTAGCTTTACTAATTTTATTTAAATCTTCCATACGATAAACCTTATTAGCAGCCATCATTTTATAACAAAAATCTCTTGATTTACCCTCTGTTGATCTACCTGCTGTATAAACATATCTAATCCTAAAAACACTTGTATCTTGTATGCTTTTTTTTCTTGCATCTCCTGTAACAACACTGGCAAATTCAAAATAGTTTTTTATTTCACTTTCATCTTCAAATGCTGGTCTTTCGTCTATTAATTCCCATTCATTACCAATATCTTCTCCTTTTTCAATTATATCGTCAGCAATATCATTCATAGTCTTACTATCAAGATGAACATTACTTTTTAACTTTTGTTTTATACCTGTTTCTTCTTCTTTTGTTTCTTTATCATCTACGTTGTCTAATTCTGTAAATTCAAGTGGTTGAAGCGTTTTAAAGTATAAATTAAGGCTTATATTGTTATAAGCTAATATCTTATCAAAGCTGTCTATTAAAAGTGTCTGAAAAGGTCTTATAACTGTGTTATCCATTAATATAGAAGCAGTTTTTAATTCATCTGCATTATTACCTAATCCTGTTTGATCTTTTATACCTAAAAGCATAGGACTTACAACTCTGTGACTGACCATTATTTTTTTAGTACTCTCATCACTTAAAAATTGATATTGATTGTGTGCATCACTTAATTGAACAGGATCAATATTAGCTTGGCTTTCAGCATTATCGTTAAATGCTAAAATAAATTTACCTGCATTACTACTGCCACTAAATTTTTGATATATTCTTTGCTCAATTAATTCTCTTTCTTCTTCTGCTGGTACACCATTGTTAAAATTAATTAACATAGATGGTGCTAAACCATTCATAATATTATTAAGATGATAATTTGATACTTCTTCTTCAAGTTCGCAATATTGTAATCCACCTTGGTAATCCACAGGGCTATAATAAAAAAATCCTGCTCTATAAGGTTTAATATACATTATCTCTAAATTTTGCTTACTATAACCAAAAGCTGGTATCTTTTTTAGTTTAGTATTAGGTTTTACTTTCTCCCAATCATTTGCATAGTAATATGCTTTTATCTCGCCATCTTCACTTTTTTCAGCTCTTAATGTTTCAACAGGCATATGTTCAAGTCTTGCTATTTTTGATCTGTCTTGTGAATATATTACTTGAACTGCGCATTGACCCATTAATTTTAAATCATAACAAAGTTTTCTAACACAATCATTATGAAATAAAACTTTCATTTGCGCATACTCGTTTGGTTTTCTATTACTATCAGTAGCATCTAAACCCTTACCATATATCATCTCGCTTACACCATTTATTATAGCGTTATTTGTTGGACTGCCATTGTATCTGTCTATTAAAAACTGAAAATACATATTATCCTCGCCATATTGTATATACTCTTTATTATTAATTTCTTTAATAACAGGACTTGTATATGTACTTAAATTAACTATCCTTAAATCACTCATATTATTATATAATCGTTATCATTCATAGCTGCTTGGCTATCTGTTGTATACTCGCCATTATTGATGTCATAATAGTCGTTGTTTGCTTGATTAATTGTTTGAGTTGTAACAAATATTTTGTCTTTATATAAAAGTGTTGTATTTGCACCATAAACAGTTAAATCATAAAATCTACCCTCTTTTAAAATTGTGTTACTATCACTATCAACATATCCACTACCTTGATTTATTATACTCATATAATTATTTGCTGAAAAGCTGGTATTAATATTTGTATAAGTGTAACTTTTATTTGTGCTGTTATCTCTAACAACAATATTATTTACTGAATTAAAAAGTCTTGGTATAACTTTTAAAGTTTGACCAGTTGCACTTGTTGTCATAATCTTCATATTTATATAACAAAGTAAATTAAAATATTTGTAAAAAAAAAGAGGGCATATAACCCTCTCTTTAATTTAAAACCATAACTTCTCTTAGTTTGGTGCAATCGGTGAACTAGCATCATCACTCGGTGCTGCTGCACAGAAGAATGGTGGTGCTGTTTCTTGAGCATTTATTACTAACGTAAATCCTGATAAATCTCCCATAGCTGCGCCTGAGACTACTGTACCCCCACTAACTTCGCATCCGTGTTCTTTCCCTAATAAGAAAGCATTACCATTATAATCAACAACAACAACTTGAGGTCTACCGTGAGCAATTAATTTAATTTGCTCTTGTGTAGCTTTATCTAAAAATTGTAATGTAAGATTAAGTGTGCTTTCATAAAAAGTTGTACCATTTTCTCTTGAAGAATTTATGGCTGTTTCTAAAGATGAATTACCTTTTAAATCATATCTAAAAAAATCAACTGAGCCATCTAAAGTAACTGATCCATCGCCAGCGACAGTTAAATCTCTTGTTGCAGTAGAGTAATTGGAAAAGAAAACATATCTTAATCCACCTACACCTGATTTACAAGGTAAACTTCTTCCATTTGTTATATTACAAGCCATATTTTTATTTTTTATAAAAAAAGGTAAGTAGGCTTTTACCCACCTACCTCTTTTATGTTAAACAATTATTAAGAATATAAAACGATATCTGCTCCGATTCCGTGTTGTACTCCAGCACTTCCTCTTAAAACAATTCTAACGTTTTGACTTCCATCAATGTCAGCCATATCAATTAACTTAACTTCTTGCCAGTCATTTAAAAGACCTGTTCCGAAGAATAAGTTAGATGATTCAGCAGCAACCATTTTATTAGCACCTAAACCTGGAGCAGTAAATAATGGAATACCTTGAAAATTCATTTCTGTTTTACCAACGTTGTAAAGTTCTCTATATCCTAAAGCAGCTTGTGCTTGAATATAAAACTTAGCTGCACTTGTTGGTATGTAAATTTTAACATCTTCTTTTGAATAAACTGCACTTGGAATTGCATCAACTACTTTTCCTAATTCTACAATTATGTTAGCAGCTGAAAGTGTAGTACCTGCAACATCAACAACGTCTCCGTCTGCTGCAAGTAATGCTTGAAATCCATTAAACTCACCTGCATTTGCAGTTGCGCCTTGCCAAATGTTTTGCTCAGTTTTTTGAGCAACTTTAGCTGCAACTTGTGCAATTAAGAAATCAGAGAATTTTTTAGGGAGATTGTCAAATTGACTAAATCCCATAGACTGTGCATCCCAATCTTGTCTGAAATCTTTTTTACAAAGTTGTAAGTTTACTTGAAACTCCTCAGGTTGTAAAATTCTTTCTGTTAATGTTACGTTTGAAGTTGGATCAAAGTCACAAGAAGCATCTTTTAAAATACTATCTAGTGCAAGTTTTTTGATAACTTCTTTATATTTAATATTAGGTTTAATTGAAACCCCTCCTTGTGATAACGTTACACCACTTAGTAAAGCTGCTGCTATATACTCACCAGCAAATTCGCCAGCATAAGTAGTAGTTATCGATGTTGTAGTCGCCATATCTTTTTCTTTTTTTTATTTAATTATTATAATTCGCCAACTGATATTGAAGAAGCTGCATTACCATTTCCTTGTAGAAAATAGTTTGTGCCATCTGAATGTATTTCGATATAATCTCCGATACTTTCAGCATCATCTTCAAACGTTACTCTATCTACTGCATCAGCTTCAACGATTGCTCCATTTACAATTACCCCGCCATTGATAATATCTCTATTATCAGCTGGAGTTTGTACTACGAAGTCAGTTGAAAAAGCTGCTACAACAATAAATTTTGCTTTCCACCCAGCACTTGGTGCAGGTAAGGTTATTGTATAACCTGTTCCAGAGATTTTAAAAATTTTCCCTGAGTCTGATAGATTTAATGAGCCTGTTGCTGAGACTAGTTCATAGTCATCAAAAATTCTCATTACATCATCACTTACGTGTTCTAATACTGCCATAATTACTTACTTTTTTATTAATTTATTTATTTATTATAGTTTCCATCACTCTATCAAGAGTTGATTTTTTTCTGTTATCTGCAAACTTAAACCTAACATCAGTCTTTTCTTCTTCAGGACTATGTTTGATAGGCTCAGTTGCAGGTGTTTTACTCATTTCTACTGCAACTTCAGTAGCAACTTGCGAAGCCATTTCTTCCTTTTCTTTGTCTTTATGATTCATCATATCTTCAATAGATTTTTTAAGGTCGTCCATTTCTTTACGAAATTCTTCTCTAGTTACATACTCCATTTCTTCTTCTTCCTTATCTTCTACTTCTTCTTCTACTACTTCTTCTTCTTCTTTATAAGACTCATTTAATTCAGAAATAATGCCCTCCTCATTTACTTCTAATCCTCTACCATCTTCTAACTGGTATTTACCAATAGGTAGTGGAATTTTTTGATCTTCTGATAAAATAAAAACTTCTTTACCAGTTTCAAATGATTCTGCTTCTAAAACAGTACCATTTTCTAAATTTAATTTTTCTAGCTGTATATCTTCCATACCTAGTAAATTTTTAATTTGAGACAATAATTCTTGTGATTTCATACTCTATTAACAAAGAGCATAAATATATTTGCATTTAAGGATTTTTTATCCTGTTGTTGATCCAATGCCTTGAGCCCTGAGTGATCCATCACAACAGTCTATATGATAGGTGTTTTTATCCCAACATAGACAAGCTCTACGACCACCTCTTGGACTAGCGTGTTTACCATAAGATAAATCAATGTATTTATTTTGATTATTACTTTTGCTAAAGAATTTCATTACTTAATTTTTTGACAATTAGGCACTCTTTTACCTGTGCTTCCAATTTTCCAGCCTTTCTGTTCGTAGCCGTCCCAACAAGGGCTTTTAGTATTTTTCCCTGCTTCGATAGAATGTTGCTCACAAGGCATATACCATACTTTATCTTCTAATTCGTGTTCGTGTATTCCATCACAACCAATATCAGCTGCGATTTCTTCAGCTTTTTCTTTTGATGAATAAGCTAACCTATCCATAATAATAGCAAAGTCATCATTAATAACTTGGCTTTCTAATTCAAGTTCTCCTAACTTTTTTAATTTATTTTTAGCCCAGCTTTTTGCTGACTTACCACCCCATAGTAAATATGATATAGTACCACAAGCCTGTGTATCTGATGAATCGTAATAAGTCTCTGCTCTACTTAAATAACTATAAAGCCTTTTGATCGTTGATACTGAAAGTTTTTCTTTTGCTACTAATTGTCTTGCACGATTTTTGCCTACCAAAGTAGCGCATTTGTTATTTACTTTTTTGTTTAACTCAATACCTCTTTTCGCATTATTAACTACTGAGCTTGGGTAATCATTATAACTTTCAAGTGTAATTTTTTCGCTAAATAATTTTTTAACTGCTTCTAATATTTCTTCACTCTCTTGTTGAGCAAGGTCTTTAATAGTTGGGTCTTTCGGTCTTTCCATTTTATCAGCAAAGTAACCCTCTACTGAAAACCCTTTTACTTTACCTGTTTTTACATACTCATTCCACACTTCATCATTATTTACTTTTATTGCACCCATCCAAGTTCCGACAGGAACATTCATACCATACTTTCTTGATTTATCGTGTACCTCATCTTCTACTAACCAACTTTCAACTAATGTTAATCCTTTTATACTATGTTGATGTTCTAGCGTTGATTTACCTTGATTACCTTTCATTAAAAAACCCTCACTAGCTTTTCTAACTGTTTCACGTGAAAAGTATATATAGTATTCATCATCTTCGTTTTTTCTATATATAGGTTTGTTTGGAATTAACAATGGACCTAGTAATATCTTTTTTTCTTTATCTAATTCTGCTAATTTTATTTCTTGTTGATCTTTAAGTGCTATAAAATCTTCTTCTATTGCTGGGTTTTCTACAACAGATATTGCTTCAATACCTGCTAATTCATCTAATTCATCTATTATTAATTCTACGATTCTCATAACTATATAACATTTATTTAATTAATTTTTGCTAACCTATACTGCTTTCTTTAATTATATTTCTTTCTAGCCCTTGCGCTGTTGTTACATCTCCAGCAACTACATAGGTTTGTATTGGTTTATTGGTTTGTGCTGATATTGTTTGCGCTAATTGATTTGAACTATCTGCACCTACGATATTAAAACTTGGTGCTGCTGATTGTATTGATGGTGCTGATGCCCTTATACCACCACCTGCTGCGCCACCTGATCCACTTGTATCAACACTTTTAATTTGTCTTACTGCTGCTAAACCTGAAGCTAATACTGTTGCAGTTGATGCTATTCTTTGAATAGTTGCAAAAGGCTCAGGTAATACGCTTTCTGACTTCCAAACTTGTGTTACACCTTGATATGTATTAACTAATGCTGAAGCTACACCTGCTGCTTTTCCTGCTTTTGTGTTTTTACCTAAAATAGTTGAA